CTGGATCCACGGTCCAGCGGGCAGAGTTGCGGCTTCGCCTGCCGGCCCCTGCGGCCCGGCAGGGCCGACATCGCCTTGTGGACCCTGCGGTCCCGCAGGCCCGACGTCGCCTTGCGCTCCCTGCGGCCCCGCAGGACCGACGTCGCCTTGCGCTCCCTGAGGGCCAGCAGGACCGATCTCGCCGTGCGGACCTTGTGGACCTTCCAGCCCAGAAGGCCCGACTCCGCCCTGTGGACCTTGCGGACCTTGCGGACCAGAGGGACCGACCTGGCCTTGTGAGCCCTGCGGGCCTTGCGGGCCAGAAGGACCGACGAGACCTTGCGGACCTTCTGGGCCGGCAGGACCGACGGCGCCTTGCGGACCCTGCGGCCCCGGCGGACCGTTCGGTGGACCAGGCAGTCCGCGCTCGACCATGCTGAGAATGGTCGCGGCGTCGTCGCCGGAAATGTCCACGATCGGCTCCCATGAGGCGATATCCTCATAATCCGGCGCCGGCCCCGGCAGGCCGACCTGCGAAACGCCGCGCCTGAAGTTGAAGACGAACTGTCCGAGATTCTTGGGAAGGCCGTCCTCGACATAAATGAGATCGGCGAAATAGCTATCGGTCAGATCGGCGATGAGCTGCTGCGGCGCAAGCAGGGCGAGAACCGCCTTCCTGGCCGGCGCGTCATAGGCGATGACGCGTAGATTGCCCGTCTCGCTCGAAAACGCGAACGCCGGCCCGCCCGTCGCGATCGACCTGCGCCGCAGCTCCATCGTCCATTCGCCAGCTGGCGGCATGGCGTAGCCAGGCATGCGCACCACTAAGCTTCGGGAAATCGCCTCATTGTTGGAAAGGTAGATGCGTCTGATGCTCACGACGGCCAGCCCCCATCGATATCGATCGTCGCGAGCGCCTGTTCGTCTGACGCCGACTGGATCTCTTCGGCGAGCGCCGCCTCGCGATCGAAGCACGCTTGCACATGTGTGCGGACGGCCTGCGCGATCGCGATGATCTGATCGCGATCGAGCGTCACGAAGCCGCGGTCGGCGACCTTCCACTGGACCGAACAGCTGGCGTCGAGCGTCGCCGCGAGACATGCGCCAACGAGTTTCGCCTGAGATTTGTCATCCGTCGCGACAGGCGAACCATTGACGCTGATTCCGCCTGTCTCCGCGCGCCAACGGCGATCGGCAAGCGCCTGCAGAGCCGCTTCTTTGAGCTTCGATAACGTGTTTGCGGGAGCGGGCGTGTTTCCGAGCGCGGCCCAGGCCTGATATTCGACCCATTCGGCCTCCATTTCCGGGCCGATGATCATGCCGTCAGAGTCGCGCACGACGGCGTCGCTGAGAGGTCGCGCTGTGTAGGTCATTTCTTCCGCCCAAAAAGATGGATTTTGCCGGTGTCGATATTTCCGCTCGACATGAAAAATTGCATTTTGGTGATTGCATCGACGCCGCCGCGCCATGCCGCCGACAAAAAGACGACCCCGGTGCCGCCGGAGCTGTTATCCATGAAGCCACATTGCCCAATGATCTGCTTGAAATACGCTGCTTGGCTGGGGTTCACGAGCCGCAGGAATCCGCTCAACCCCGCCCCTGCGGCGGTGTCCATGCGCCCGCCGCTGGCGCTAATGTCGATCGTGGAGGTGTTGTGGTAAGAGGCCCCGCCAATCGAGTTAACGGTATAGAAAATGCTCGAATAGCCCGATGTTTGATAAACGCCGCTCGCAAAAACCTGCGCAAGAAGGCTGACTCCATCGACCGTCGATCGGATATTTTCAAGAACAATCTCGTAGTCGTCGTAAACGTTGTCGAGCGGCCCTACCTCCAATGCAGCGCTGTTGCTAGCAATAGACGTAGCGATATGCACCCACGCGCCGGCCGGCAGATCGGCGGGATTGACCGCGCTCTGCGTCGCGAGCGACCCCAGCCCCAGATTTGTCCGCGCCTGAGTTTTTTCGCCGGCGCTCAGCGCTTGCGCTGCATCGAAGCGCAGGCGCGCGGCGAGCGCGCTGGTCACGGTCGACGCGAAATTGGCGTCGTCGCCGAGCGCGGCGGCAAGCTCGTCCAAAGTGTCGAGCACGCCGGGCGCGGAAGCGACCAGCGCGGCGATGGCCGTTTTCACAAAGGCTGTCGTCGCCAGTTTGGCCGAATTGTCGCCGCCGGCTGGAGTCGGCGCCGTGGGGAAGCCAAGAAAGTTGGGCGAAGTGCGCGGCGCCAGGAGCGCAACAGCGGCAATGAGATCGGCGAGGGCGGAGGCGGACGCCTTGGACGCGATCTCAGCGTCCGACGTAAAACGCATCGACGGCGTGACGGAGATCAACGTCGCCGGAATGGAAGTCGCCATCAGAACGTCGAGAAGCGCCTCAATCTGCTGGGCGTGGGCCTGCGCCTGGGCGGCGGTCGGCGCGATTTCGTTCTGGACGGCCGCGATCGCTTGACCGACGCCAAGATTGATCAGGTTCTGGAACGTTGCTTCCAGCTCTTCCCGCGCACGGAGCCGCTCGCCGATCGACGTCATCGCAGCGTCCCATGAAGCCTTGTTCAGCGTCATGTTCGCCGGAGCGGCGTAGTCGTTATCTGGGGTTGGCAGAGACAATGGCGTCGGCCCCTTCTTCATCGACGATGGCGTTGAGCGTCGCACCAGTGATCTGATGCTCGCCCAGCGGCTTGATACGCGCGCGGCCAACCATCACCGTGCGGCTGAGCCGCACGTCGTAGATCGTCTCCGGGTCATACGTCGTGCCGCCATGCGGTTGCTGCGCCATTGAAAGCCTCCTTAAAGCGCGTAGACCGCGCGGTTCTGCAGGAAGGGAACGTCGGTCACTTCGGTCGTCGTCATGTCGAGCCGGTAGCGCGCCGTCGTTGTCGAGGGCACGGTGAACGTCGCGAGGATGCGCCGGCGCAGGCCATTATCGGAGTCTTCGTCGGTGATCGTGGTCACGCTTGGCGTGTAGATCGTCGCGCCGATAACGAGCTTCGGCGCCGCCGTATGCTTCACTGGCTCGAAAGCGTCGATTACGGAATCGGTCTGCACCGTCGTCGTCGCAACGCCGAAATTGATGACCGCGCTAATCGAGACGAAATCTCCACGATTGCGGAAGGTCATGCCGCGCGCATAGGCGTCGAGCACGAGCGCCGGCTGCAGGTCCGTCGTGCCCATGAAGACGGCGCGAAGCTGAACGAGCGCCGGCAGGCCGTTGAGGTCATCGGCGCCATCGGCGTTATCGAGCGTGAGCGGTCGCCATTGCGCGTTCGGGATCGAGGGAACCTTGATCTCCCAGGCGAGCTTCGTCCCCGCCGCCTCCCATCCGGCGTGCAGCAATCGGATCTCGGTGATGCCGCCGTCCAGCGTGAGCGGCTGGAAGTCGACGGTCGTGCGCGTTCTGGCGAATTTCGCGCAATTGAGGCGGAAGGCGAAGTCGCTGTCCGTCAACGGCTGCGCCCACACGCCGTCGGAACAGATGAAACGTGAGCCTTGCGCGAAGGCGTTGCCGGCAACTGTCGCCAGCGCATGATTGCCCGTCGTGACCGTCACCCAGGCGTAGCGCTTGCCGCCGTCGAGCAGCGTCGGCGCCAGAGCGAACTTGTTCCATCCGAGGACGAGGTCTTCAGGCTGCTTTTCGACCCGCGCAATGACCGCGCTGAAATTCGGGGCGCCATGTTCGAAGCACTCGCAGATAAGCAAATGCACTGGCCCGCTCGCGGCCTTCAACGTGAAATTCAGATCGACGCTGGTGAGCACGGATGGCTGGGTGTTGAGCCATTGCTGCCCATGGATCGAGCCGTTGAGACCGACCGTCGAGGTCACATATTCCCAATAGGTCTCGATGATCTGACGCGTGATGATCTTGCGGACGCTGATCCATCGATAGATGCCATGGCCGCTCGGCGCCGCGGCGATGATTTCAAAATCCTCTCCGCCGTAGCTGAATATCGCCCCGACGTTCTTGCCGATCGAGTAATTCGCCCATTCGGCGACGTTCTCGCAAGTCGTGACCGTCGGGCCATATTCGGTGACGCTGCGCGACAGCGTCTTCTGGATGGCGTCGACGACCGTATGGACTGCGCCGGCAATATTGACCGAGCCGCCGTCGCCGGCGACTTCAAGCCGCGTTTCCTCAGTCCATTCCGGCAGGAGCAGATTGCCGCTCTTCCTGATGTTCGACGCCTCGTCGTCGATGAGCGCGAGTTGCATGTCGCGTTCCGCAGCGAAGGCGAACCGCACGCCTTCGTGCACGCGCGCGAGCCAGGAGGCGTGCACATGGTCCCATTTGTCGCCGACCAGGCCCGGATCATAATCATAGGCGAGCGCCTCCGGGGGCACGCTGGATCCGACGAGGAGCTGCGCGATCGAACGCTTCATCTGCCGCACGATCGCCGGCGACGGGATATCGCCGAGGCGCGCCTGAATATTGGCGATGTCAGTCTTGATCGTGCGCACGGACGCCGAGATTTGACCGATCTCGGCCTCGACGCTGACAAGCCGTCCCTCATGCTCGTAGAGCGTTTTGACGCGCGCGGCGTGATTGGGCTCGATCGCGGTGACGCCGATCGTCGACAGTTCGACCCAGGCGATGCAGCAGCGATTCGCCGGAACCGCCGGCTTCAGAGGCGTCGGCGATGTCGCGCCGAAGGCGATCGTGAAATCGATCTTGCGCTTTTCCGCTTTGGGCGCCTGCTGCGCGATGGTCGCCTCCGTCTCGGCATCCGTTTCGAACAGGCGCTCCTCATTCGTCGTTTCCACGGCGCCGTCCGCGAGGAGGGCAAGGAAGCGATTATCGCCGGCGACGATCGGCAGATATTGCTGAATGTTGATCATCGTCGGCGCGGCGTTGCGATAGAGCTTGCCCTCGGAAAAGAGCGTGCCTGGCGAAACGATCAGTTCGAGCGCGTTGGGATTGGAGACGGTGAAGTCCGCCCAATGGGTGGGATAGTCGATCGCGCCGGCGACAAGCGCGTCTTCAGACGCTCTCGCGTTGAGGCCGATATTCGTAAAATCGTCCGGTTCGGCGACTTCCGCCTCGTTGAATTTCACGACATCCATGTCAAAGCCTCGTGCGCGAGATGAACTGGCCGAGCGCAAATGTCCCGTCGAGCGGGACGCCGTCGGCGACGGTGATTTGGCGCTTCGTCTGGAAACTGACGCGATATTCGGTCTCGGGCGCCTTCGCCGCGCGCAGCGCCGCGCGCGCCCGTTTGAACTTCTCACGCGAAGGCGCGCGGCCGGCGTGGCGGCCGAGCACTGCGCGCCCATAAACGAAGCCCATGCGCGGCGTCGACGTTTCGACGTAGACGAGGTAGCGCGCCATGAAGGGCGGATGGCGAACCGACGTGCGGCCGATCACGGCGCTGCCGAAGACGAAACGTTGCGGATAGGCCTTGGCGTCGATGAGAGTCGCGTCAACATAGTCAAGCAAGACAGGGACGGCCGTGCGCGTCCCGATCGTGAAACTGACCGCCGGCGCTTCGTCGACGACGAACCGCTTGAGCGCTTCCGGCCAATCGGGAAACCACAGCCGCACCCCATAGTGGACGGCGAGCCAAGGAAGGAAGGCGACTGGCGTCCGCGCCGCTTCAACGATTTCTTCGATCGGAACCGGCAGAACGTCGGACATGCCGGCGGCGACTGCCTCTTCAAAGGCTCCGCGCGCGCCGGGCAGGAGCTCGCCGACAGAACTCATGTTTTGGCTCATGTCTGCGCCTCCGCATTGAGAGCGATGTCGCGCAGAATTGGAATTGCGTAGGGATTCGCGGAGACGTCAGTGGCCGGCGCCGTCGCACTGGCGCGCAGCACGCCTGGACCATAGGCGGCGCCGGCGAGCGAATTGACCGGCACGAAATCGCCAATCTTCATGCGCTGCTTGGCGCTGGCGCGAATGCGCGCCTCGGCTTCGCTCGTGACCGCGGTCAGGTCAGGCCCCTTAGCGATGACGAGGGCGCCGGCGAAATCATAGAGCCTGCGCTGGGCTCTCAGGCAAATGACCGAGACGGCCTCCGGCTTCACGTCCTCCGCGAGGAGGCGATCGCCAACGATATACATTTCCTCGTCGGTAAGATCGCGCCCGTCGGGCCCGGCGAGAACGATGTCGATGTCGCCCTTGCGGCCGTGAACGGCGCGGCCATTGACGGCAGCGTGATGCAGGATGGGGAGCGCCGTATAGGCTTCGAAAAGATAGCGCTCGCGCGTGCCGGCCGCTGGGCGCGAAAAGGCGAGCAGATAGCGCAGGAGGAGCCGTTCGTCGGACTCCATGACCGCGGGGGTCGACTCGGTCGCCGGGATAACGGTGAGGCGCGCGATATTGACGCGGGCTACGACATTGTCGAGATCGTCGCCTTTGGCGAGCGGGGCGAGCACGGCGCGCACCGCATCATTGACGCGCGCGCGATCGAGCAGGCGTAGATATGACCACGCCTCGCTGGTGATGACGGCCGGATCTGTTTCGAGCGCCTGGACGTCATATTGCGGCAGGCTCGGATCGATGGCGCGCGCGGCAGCCCAGACCGCGATGAAACGCTCCATGAAGGCCGATTGCAGCGTTCCATAGTCAAGCGGGTCGATGGCGTCCGGCGCCGGAAGGCGGGAGAGGTCGATCGTTTCGGCGGAGAGGACAATCATGCCACGCCCCGCAATTCGGCGACGGAGAGCGGCAGGTTGAGATCGACGTCTTCGACGATCGCGTAATTGCCGAAACGGCCTTCCGGGTAATAGGACCCCTCGAACAGCACGCCGAGAGCGCCGACGCGGTCGAGCACGACGAGCTGCAGACGGCGGATGCGATATTCCGGCTCGTAGGCGTGCACGGCGATGATGACGTCGCGGTAGAAGCGCGCCGCCAGCGCCGCTGAGATATTGCGGCCGATGTGGCGCGTCGGATTCATGCCGAAGTCGAGTAGCATGACGCGCTCGGTCGGGATCGTCATCACGATCTTGATAATCGACTGCTCGAGATGGGCGCGGCCGGAAAGCGGCCGGCCTGTTCTCGCGTCGATCCCGTTTCGATAGCGAACCATGCGAACGCCTTTTAAGAGGTCTTTTCAGCCTTCAGGTTTTTGGGTTCTTTCTTGAGCGCGATCGTTCTCTGCGCCAGCTCATACTCGGCCTCGGCGTCTAGAAGCTTCAGCTCAAAGCCGACCGTCGGCCGCGCAGGCTTGCCTTCCTCGTAGACTGGCGGAACACGTCGGCCGGCGACGACGAAGCCGGCGCGTTCGGTGGTGACATAGGTCTTCGGCTCTTCGGGCGCTTGCGGATTCTTCATCCTCTCCTCCTTCACGCGCTGGTCTCGATAAGCGCGAGCGGGTTGATGTAATAAGTCGTGTCGCCGGCGACGAATTTGATATTCTGGATGCTCTCGCCGTGGATGCGGGTGGTCTTGCCCTTAATCCGCGCTTCGTCGGCCTCAGCTTCGAATTTCTTATCGCCCTTGATCGAGATCTCGTCCTTCCTTTGCTCGACGCTCGTCTTCTCGGTCGTTGACGTGATCTTTTCCTTCGTCTGCGCAACGCTCGTTTTCTCGGTCTTGCGCGTGAGATTTTCTTGCGTCTGCGACACGCGGGTCTTGCCGAACTCGCGCACGGCCTCGTCCTTGCTCTGGCTTTCCGGTCGCTTCAGCTCGTCGTCGAAGGCCGAAGGGATCGCGTAAGACGCCGCGCCGATGATGCCGGAAGGCGAATGCAGCCGCATGCGATCGCCGACGGCCGGCAATGCCGGGGAATTCTTATAAGCGCCCGAAGAGTTGGAATGCGGCTTGACCCAGGGCGACAGGATCTTCTTGCCGTCCTCGTCGGTCCCGAGTTCGAGCCGCACTTTCCACTTCTCTTCGTCGCGCTCGGCGACATGTCCCTCGACATGAGCGAGCGCCAGGCGACGATTGACGCGCACTGACTCGCGGCGCAGGCGGCGAAGCTCGGAGGCGTAAAGGCTCACGCGTCGCCTCCAGTGAAGAAATTCGCCGGCGCGACATGGAAGAGCGTCTGCTTCCAGGTCACGGCGTAATAGACGACGCCCTGCGCGACGGCCTTGATGGTGAAGAGCGGCTTCGCTTCGGCGTCATCGGGCGGCCCGACGTCCTCGAGGTTCCAACGCGTGAAATCGTCGTCTGTGAGCGAGAGCAACAGGCCTTCGCAGATCGCGAGCGCCATTTCATCGCGCTCAACTCGTCGCCCGCTGACGATCAGATCCTCGGTGACCACATACGCGGTGAGGTCGACGAGGAAATCATCGGCGCCAGACAGTCGCCCCTCCGGCTTCGTGCGCGTCGCCGCGACAGCGATCGTCGGCGGATTGAAGATTCCCTTTTCGAGCACGTCGCTGATGTCGAGCTTGCCGAGATGCGACTTCACGTCGAGATCGACGAAGCGCGACTTCAGCCTCACAACGATCGCGTCGCGCAATCCCTTGACGCGGGCATTGGCCAGAAGCTCGGCGCGGGTGAGCGTCGTCATGGCAGGAGCCTCCCGAAATAGTCAGTGACAAGCTCCTTGATCTCTTCGGCGTCTTCCGCCGACACGCCCACGAAGGGACGCGCCGGGATCGTCACCTTTTTGGCGAAGACGCGCTTGTCGCCGAGCATGAAGACGAGGCGACCAACGCTTTTTGGCGCAATGACCGCGCCTTCCTGATGGACATGCGCAAATTCCCAGGCCGCGCCCCACTCGCCGCTCGTTCTCAATGAGGTGGAAGCGATGCTGTCATGCAGATGGCGGCCGGTGCGAAAAAGGATTGGCGTGCCTTCCTTATTCGGCGGCCATTTCGTGCCGTCAGGACCCGGCCCCCCGCTCTCGATGCGCTTGCGCGTCTGGTTTTCGCCAAGCTGCACGATCTCTTCGACGAGCGGGGCGGCGTCGAAGTCGGAGAGACCCGTCACCAGCGCGTTGATCGCCGCAAGATCATGCTTGTCGACTTCGATCTTGACGCCGAAGTCCATCACCACTCCCTCATGGACGCGCGCGAGAACTGGCGTTCGGGGGCGACGACGATCGCTTCGCCAGGCGAGCCCGTCGTTGGCGCGCCGTCGACCGATCCGCTGCCCGAGGAGTTGAACGTGAGCGAGCCCTTCTTGCCGGAAGCGACGCCCTCTAACCGCGTGACCGCGATGTCGTAGCGCGTCTTGATCTCTTCGGTGGAGCGCGCAAACGTCACGGCGACGCGATACATCGCCATGTCGATCGCGAAAAGCTTCAATGCGCCAAGCGACTCGGCGTCGAGATCATTAAGCTGCGCCCTCGTATACCGGGCCTGCAGGATGATGCGGATTTCCATCGAGACGTCGGCGAGCGCCGCATCGAAGCGCGCCCAGTCCGGCTCGCGCGTCGTCTCATCGGCGCAAAGCAGCGCCGCGTCGCTTGGATAGCGCGCCTGGACGTCATCCTTTGTGGCGAAGGGTTCAGCCATCACGCCCTCGGCGGCCAGGTCCAGTAGCTCCCCGAATCTTCGGACGCTTCCTCGAGCTTGATCACGCTGCCGGCGTGGCGAACGTCGGCTGGCTGCAACACCATCAGATCGACGATCACGTCGCTATGGACGCGGGTGATGATCGCGGCATAGGGACCTTGACCCATGCCGGACGTCTGCTTGCGGGCGTCCTCAATAAAGTAGTGAACGATGCGTCCGACGGTCGGTTTCATGCGCCTGCCTTTGCGTGCTTTCGTTCGTGGGGGCGCGGCTTTGGACGCCGCGCCCCGCCG